ATTTTTCGTAAATTATTTTTTTAACCACACAACGAGGATAACAACTGATGTTACCAATAGAAAGTTTTCCATTGTCATATGAGAATGAACTAAAGATTGTAACTTTCTTAGGTGTCTTTGAATAAAGATAACCCACATCTTCACACCAAGTATAACTGAAATCATCAACATCATTTAAATCATCGTACCATTGTGATGAACTGCAAATATCTTGCCATATTACTCTTACCTTTTTGTATGGTAATTTATTTTTCTGTATCTTCATCATCCCACCATGCTTTGTATAAATCATCTATGGTCACTTCTTTATTTGTGACCTTTAATATTTTCTTTACAACATCTGGTCTTGGAAATCTTTTTTCTTTACTCTCAAGGCAATACCTTTGTGAGTTTGTTGCAGGATTTAAAGATTTAAATCCAAGCATTTGACCAAGTGTGTAGTGGGATATTTTTTCTTTTTTACGCCATTCTGATAGTGTCATTTTACTCCTTTGTTTTATACTATATGGTTGTATATACAATGTATTATTTTACTTGCAATCTTTTTTTTAATCTGTATAAGAATTTTTAATGAAAGGGAAAAACAAATGATCACAAAAGAAAACTTAAAAAAACATTTTAATAATTTTAATGGTGGTAAGGGATTAGACCATTGGTCGCCTAGCAGCTCGCAAAACTTCACTCGATTGTTAATTAACTACTCCTTACCACAAGAGCTGCGAAGGTCCTTCTTGATTAGATACAAAGCACCCTTTGGCAACCTGGTCAACAACACTGCACAACGAATGACTTGTAATATTTTATTTCAAGGAGATAAAAAAATAACTTTAGAGAATAAAGATTACGATGATGTATTCCAACAAGAATTAGATGAGATTAATAAACTAACTCCACCAGTAGATGACAAAGATAAATTGGCAAGAGACATGATGGTTGAGTTTGCACATCCAACAATTAAAAATTTAACAAAACATATCAAAGATATTTTTAATGATGAAAATTTAGTTGCTGAAAGATATGTGTCTAGCAAAAGCGAAGATATGATCCACGACATCATAGGTCGTATTGATTACGAAAGTAATACAAAGTTTATGGAACTAAAAACAAAACCTCCAACAATAAAAAAGAAGAGAGGTAAAGATGAATATTACATGGCAACAACGCAGCTACCAGAAGAACCAGATCCAATGCACGTTTCTCAAGTTGCCTTTTATTATCACTGCACAAAAAGAAAACCATTTTTAGTTTATGTAAATGAAAATGAATGCAGAGTATTTGATGATCAATACTATCAGCTATCACCAAATTATTTAGAAGAACGATATAACTTGATGACCCAAAGACTAAAGTCATGGGAAGAGTTAATTGTATTCTGTAAAGGAGACATCAATAAGTTAGCACACTTTGCAGAACCACCAGAATTAAATCATCCTTTTTATTATAGGGATTTAATAGACGATCAAAAACAACAAATCAAAAAACTATGGGGGTTAGACGCATGAAAACAAACATCTATAAAAAATTACATAAGGCAGCTTGTGAAGCTGGCGGAGTCGCAAAGGGAAAGAAAGTTCCCGGTATGCACTTCAATCCTTTACAACATGATGAGGTGCAGAGGGTGGCAATGGAAGCATTGTTAAACAATGGATTGTATCCTGTCTGTACTTACACTAATCATGTCAATGAAAACTTTGTCATGGTTACTTGTTCTATGAGAATACATGACATTGAAGAACCAGATAGCTACGTTGATATTAATGGATGTAGTGCAATGGGTCAGCTTGATAAATTTGGAACTGGTAATGGTATGTCTTATGCCAAGAAGTATGCTTTCTTAAATGCACTTAATTTAAAAACAGGTTTAGATAATGATGATGGTTATAAAGTTGATAAAACAGAACCATTTAAAGTAAATTCTAAACCTACCAATAAAATTCCACAACAAAGAGTTAGTGGTACAGGTCATCTCGATATGAACATCGATATGAATCAAGTAAGAGATGCGATAAAATCTATTAATGATATTTACGCATTGAGGAAATTTAAAAAAGACAATCCTAGCTTATTTGATCCTAATAAAAATCTCAGAGTATATCGACAAGTCACAGACTTGTATGATGTGCATGAGACTAAACTAAACCAACAAGGAGTAATATAAAATGAGTGATAAGATATATATAAAACTTACACATAACGCAGATAAGCAACAAGGAGATAACAGACCAGTGTTTGTTGCACCTATCAATCCAAAAAGTCCAGAAGGCAAAACCTGGAGACTTGGCGTAAAGATTGGAGAAGAGTGGTATAACCAAGCAGGATTTGAGGACCTAGACGAACAAGGTAATCCTACAGGAATTATCAATGTTGTCTTGACACCTTCAAATACAGGTTCAGCTGCCAAGCCTAGCGGACAGCAGCAATCTTTTGGAAACAACAATAGGTTTGCAAAAGGTCAAGGATCTGGATATAAACAAGGTAATTACAATAGATACTAGGTTGTAATTTAATGGTGTGTCGAAGTTTTTTGGGTCAAATCATACTAGACTTTCCCTTTCTATCTAGTAGCTCCCTCTTGTTTTTCTTTGGCACACCTTTCTAAATATGAAAGTAACAGAAATTAATAACGAAATTAAAAAGAAGATCATACAAGATCGAGAGAAAGACTATGGAGATTACCAATATAATTTCTCTGTACTTTCAGATTTGTTTTCATTAATATTAGCCGACAATTTAAAAAAAAAACTAAGACCATATCAAGTAGCTCAACTCATGATCACACTCAAATTATTTAGAAGTACCAAAGGTTTTAAGGCAGATAATTATAATGATCTAAGTATCTATACAGATATGGCATTTAACCTACACAAAAAAGATATAGACAAACAGGGTAAAAATGACTAAATATAAACGAATCATTAACGGAGAGTGCAATTTTCAACTGATTGAACTCTTTGATGATGTAGAGAAAGCTGCAAATAACCGAAATGAAGGTGAACTTGTAGAATGTAAAATCAATAATTTAAAAATTGATTTTTCAAAAGTAACAAAGGAGAAAGATGAAAAGCAATAGTAGGGTGCGTCTCTACGATAAACTTGAGAAAGAGTTTAAGTTGATCATGAAGCATAGGGATTCTGGTCAATGTATTAAAACTCTTAATGCTTACAAAAGAATACCAAAGCATTGGAACAGGATTATCAAAGTGGAGAATGCTGAAGCTAAAAGAACTTACGCTTAATCGTTAGTTCAAATTAAAAAAACAATAAAAACTGTAGGGGATCTATGACCATAAATGTAAGTGAACATTACAAAAAGTATCTAAAGAAACTAGATAGCAATCATTTTATATATAAAACTAAAAAAGCATTTCACCTTCTTACGAACCAAGAAGAAAGATTATATGAGGTAGGGTTCTCGGAAGGATTCTTATATGCAGCTAAAGTCTTGCAAGAGAAAAAAGAAATAGTGGATAGTAATAAAAAGATGGTTGGTGTTGGATATAAAATTGTAAATCCAAAGACAGTAGAAAAGGTGATCCAATATGTGTGTGATAAATATTATATTGGTAGAAGAACTTTACTCAGTAAAGACAGACATCAAGAACTTGTAAGAACAAGAAGTATCTTGCATAACCTTTTATCTGAAGAGTTTGGTATTACTATTTCTGCTGTTGGTAGATACTTCGATCAAGACCACACTACAGTTTTAAATTCATTGAATAATAAAAGATCAGAAAACAGACATTGGAAGAAAGGAAACTCTATATGGCAAGAGTACGAAGAAATAAAAGAGGCATTGTCGGAGTTAATTGGCACTTAAAATTAAGGCTAAAGATTGAAACACTAGAAAACCTGGTTGATAAACTATACCGAGAAAACCAACGAATGAAACGAAGATTAGAAAACTACGAAGGTAGTAGAAGTAAAGTTAATTATAAAAATAGATTAACTAAAACTTCTATATCTTCTAGTCTTAGCAGCGATTGATTTAGGTTGCTTACTAAATTGTTTTCCAGATCTCTTTGCTTTACGTTTAGCTCTTGTCGTTGCCGCATACTCCGCAGCACTTAGGTTCTTTATTGCTGCAGATGGCAAGTATCTTTCGCCAGTAACACTTGATTTTTTTCCAGATTTTGTTCGCCATTTTTGTTTACCCCATGCCTTTAAACTTCGTTGTCTCTTTGATAACGCCATTACCTATACCCACCACCTTTAGCTTTGTAGGTCTTGGCAAGTAGTTGAGCTTTCCTTGCGGACCATTGTCCAGCAGCAGTACCCATAGTCTTTCGAGCTTTGATCTGTTGGAACAATCTTTTTCTTAAAGCAGGTTTGGTATAATTACCAGCTTTATTAACTGTACTTTTTTTTGCCATTTTTCTTTTTACTAGCTTTTAATTTTTTAAAGTCAGCTCCTGTAATTCTGTTTCTTGGTTCAGCAACACGAGCTATCTTCATTTGTTTTGCAGTATATTTTTTTCCTGGCATTAGTATTTACCCTTTGATTTCATTTTCATACCTTTTTTCTTAGCGTATGCTTTTGCTTTTTTCTTTCCAGCTTTCGTATAGCTGAACTTCTTTTTTCCTACCATTGGCATATTGTTTCTCCTTTAGTTTACGTTGACAATAATTATCATAACAAGAACCATCTTTGCCATCATGACAATAATACTTCTTGTTGTTATAGCTTATAATCCATCCGCCTTGATTACTCAATAGTTCTTTATTACACTCTTCACAATAACCACAGAGCCTTACTACTTCTTTTTTAACCCAAGTCTTACGTTTCAACTAGCATCTCCATCTACGTCTTGCTTGTCTTAGTCTTGAGTTAGGGTCTTTTGCAGCT